TTTTAGCTCCCCAAGAGAGCAATGTATCTACTCCCAGTTCAGTGTCTGCGTGTCCCACATCTTTGTGTTTTTTATCTTCAATGACAACGATAGGGCGATTATGCATAATGGTGTGCTGAGCGCCCAACAATATATTCTGTTCATATCCTTCACAGTCAATTTTGATATAATCAATAGGGCCCAGATCCAGACTATCCAGTGTGACCATTTGTATTTTTCCTTGACCCATGCTATGTGGATCTACATGACTATGACCAGTATTTTCTGCTGTGATGATCATGTCTATCATGGTATTGCTGGATCCCAGGGCCAGTGGCCTAATGTCAAGATTGCCCGAAGTCACATTTTTCTCTAGACATTGTCTGAATACAGATACCGGTTCAAAAGCGATAACATGAGCAAAGTGCCTACATAGGTCCCGGCTCCATAAACCCACATTTGCTCCTATATCCAATGCTACACCTTTATTTTTACAAAATCCAATGCTGCGATTGCGTACCGGCGATTGATATTCTGCTGGTCCACCTTTATCTACATTTTTCTTCAGCATTCGTGGAAAGTGGGTTTCAATGTCGGGAAAGTTCCAGCCTAGGTATTCGTACATCTAACATCTCCAGTTCAATTTTGTGTCCAATAAAATTCAGTACGTTTGATCTTGAGATCATCTGCTTTGCTACGGCCTAATTTTTTTCTTGCACCTTTGAGATGATCTAGATATGCACCCCATTGGGAATTGATCAATGGATGTCCTTCTCCTGTGATGATTCCTGCTGCCCAATCTAAACTTTTTAAATTGTGTTTTTTCCTCACAGCATCAAACACAAAACTATCGTGCCATTCATCCAGGGTGAATATACCGTTTTCGGCATCATCATAATAGCGTTGGAAATCAGCGAGCCAAGTCATCATCATTGTTGATCTTAGATTCATAGCGTACAGGCCGCATTCTGAATATTTTCGTTGGCGCCCTAGGTAGCATAGATCATGCTCAGCAGGGCACAAGCGATCCAAATCAGACACTGTGATCGTGCTGTGGCATACAGTATCTGCATCCATCCACAACAACCAATCAGTGGAACAGTCACGAGCGCAATGAAATATAGAATATACTTTATGGGCAAATCTTACTGCATCCCATTTAAATCCTTTGCCGGCATCTTTCCGTCGGCTTCGGATAGGATCGCTAGTGACATCTCCATTGGCTTTGGGTACTCCATTCCAATGTGTCTTGAATGTGGTAAGATCTGAGCAAACTGATATGTCAATGACTTTGAGATTGTGTGCAGATTCTGTTACTGTGCAATCTTCGGCATATACGATGAGATCCACCTCCGCGGGCCAGGTGGCTAACCAACTTTTTATCATTCGTTGTCCGTATTGTTTATATCCCGACTCGTTAAAGGTGGTAACTATAGTGTACTTCATAGGGTTATTTAATGTCAAATATAAAGGTGGGTATTTTTGATCGATATGGTGCGCTGAATAGCCCTCCAGTATTTCGGGCCATCCGCACAGGATTAGACCGTTTGGGTATAAAGCACAGTGGTATGAACAGTGGTGCTGATGTAGCAGTGATCTGGAGCGTGTTATGGCACGGGCGCATGCGAGAGAACCAGCGCATATGGCAGTTGTTCCGTGAAGCCAATCGACCAGTGATTGTGGTAGAAGTAGGCATGATACAGCGTGGCTATACCTGGAAACTGGGTCTCAATGGTACTGGCATCAATTGCTACCCTGGAGAGATCCGACCTGGCCGTGCCGAACAGTTACGCCTAAGAGCACAACCTTGGACCAACAAGGGAGTCAATGTGGTTATCGCAACACAGCGTAGCGATAGCGAGCAATGGGTCGGGCAACCACCAATGGAATCCTGGCTCATTGGAATCGCAGAACAATTAAGAGCACATACCAGTCGGCCTTTGATCATACGTCCACATCCACGACAACGCATCGCCAATATACCCGGATGCTGGATTCAAAGCCCACAACCTATTCCTGGAACTTACGATGGATTCGACTATGATCGATGCTTACAGGATGCCTGGGCTGTGGTAAATTGGAACAGCGGCACAGGACCACAGGCAATTCTAAATGGTGTTCCTGCATTCGTCGGTAGCAGTAGTTTGGCGGCACCTGTGGGCAATCTTGATCTAGCCAATATAGAAAACCCTGCGCGACCAGATCGTACTCGATGGTTAGAACAGTTGGCCCACTCTGAGTGGACCTTGGCAGAAATTGAAACTGGCGATCCTTTGTCTAGATTGTTAAAATCTTTATAATTTTCCCAGCCAGGCTATGCTCTTGTCAATCCAGGGCAATACCAGATCTTGTTGTCTTAAAAAATCATGGGCATAGATGCTTTTTTCTGCGCACTCAGGTAATAATTTAGCCTCAGAGATCTGATGCCAGGAAGTGCTTTTAGGATCAAAAGGTTCACAGGTGCTTTTGTATACTATGGCATGCAGCCAAGGGTCATCGGGGCGTTTAAGAAAAAATCCCGAACCACAGTCCCATCCGTTTACCGAAAGCATATGGATTAGGTTGACCAAGGTATAATGGTGGTAACAACCACTGCCTTGTGTAAATATCTGCTGACGTTGTGCTATATTAGTTGTCTGGGGCAACATCAATATCAACATAGCACCGTCATTGGCAATATGCCACCAATGATTTAATGTAGCAACAGGATTGATACAATATTGAAACGCATTGTGACACCATAGAACATCAAATTTAGCAGTTTTTGAAGAGTAAGTGATATTTTCGTAATCTGTGCGTTGATACACAATGTTTTTATATTTGTGCGCCAGGGGCAGATTTTCTCTAACATCGATACCGGTGCATTTGATATTCAACGGTTCGGGTGTTTCATCTCGAGTGGTCCGTGTGGCCCACCATTCTAAATCTAGTCCATCTCCGCAGCCCAGATCTACTAGAGTGTTGATACTTTCCATAAAATCATCGTACTCATACAAGGTATTCAGCACAGTCAAACTATGTTGATGACTTTGTTGGGGATCTAGTAGTTTCATATTGTGTTATCCAATGGTGATATCTTCCATGCCTGCTGTACGCAGGCGAACGATATGACCCATTTGCCATTGTTTGGTATCTAGGCCCTTCATGATACCCAGCCAACGATTGCGTAACAAAGCCACTTCGTTGATTATGGTTTCAAAGTCAATGACCTCGTCCTCGCCATCCACATACTTTTCTGCGTCCCTGCTGGTCAAGGCGCGGGCATAGGCTTCTAAATATTTCTGGAAGTGTTTGCGCCGTATCTTGCGCAGTTGGATGTTGAGATAGTGCAACACAGCTTCAATCTCTTGCAGCTGATTGAACCGTTGTTCAGTGATACCAGGCAACATAGAGATGTTCTTCTCCACAATGCCTCCTATGCGGCAATCTCGTTTGGCATCTTCGAGCTCGCGCTCGTAATGAGCTATGAAGTCGGGGATGCATCCAAGATTGGCTACTACGCGGCTATACCACATTAGTCCTCGTCGTCTTCGTATTCTTCATCATATTCTTCAGAATCTTCGGTATCATCGAGATAGCTGGTCAAAGCACGTTTGACTTCGCTGTCACCTTTGAAAGCGTCACGGATGTCATCTGCGTCAATATCATGATCTACTAACACAGCAACCAAGGTATCTGCTGCTTCACCACGATCCACGGTGTTGATATACCGTTTGAGTTCACTCCAAATTTCACTTGCTAGTTGGGACATTAGGTTTCCTCCGAGTCAGTCTCAGAGTTACTTACCTCTGTTTTCTGATTTTGGAAGTCTATCATAACCTTGTCAAGGCAACCGTCTTCATTGGCTTCCCAACCTTTGCGGAAGTATTTGATGATTTCGCCATCACTGGTGATGAACATAAGCCGGTTGCCGTCCTTCTTCAATAGGCCTTTCTTTTCAGCCAAATCTGTGAGTCCTGAGTAGGGATTCATACCTGTTTCATATGGAATCTTGACTTGCACGCCTTCAAAGGGTTTGGCATAGCGTGTTTTCATTACTTTACAAGAGGCTCGGATACCCATGACATCTGAGATCTTATTGCCATCTTCATCTTCTTTGAGCTTGAGTTTTTTCATAGCCACAACGATTGAACTGGCGTAGATAAACCCTTGACCGCCGCTAATCTTATCATCCGGATCAAACATATCCTGGCTTGCGTAGGTGTGGTTGGTACATACCAACCCCACATTATAACTACCAAACATGTTCACACAGTTGCGAACTAGTGATGTAAGTGCTTTGGGCTTGCGACCTAGGTCACCCTTCATTTCACCTGCATCAAATTGGTTCACATCCGTGGGTGTTAACAACATACCCAATGAGTCTATCACAAACATGACCTTGGGACGCTCTCCGTCAGCCAATGCTTTATAGTCACTCATGAATGTGCTAATAGTCTTGGCCACATCGTCAATCATAGACATGCTTAGTTTCAGCAGTTTGCTTTCTGAAGTGTCTACGCCAAGTGCCTTGAGCCAATCCTCGTCCAAAGCGTTTTCAGAATCAACCAACACCACAAAGATGCCTTGTTGTTGGGCATTCTTGATGATGTTGCCTGAACAGATGTAGCTCTTGCCTGCTCCTGACTCGCCTGCAAACACAGTGACTTTGCCTAGCGGAATGCCTCTGTGGAAGTCTCCTGAGATCAAGTAGTTGAGAGCGTAGTTGCCAGTGCTGATCCAGTCTGTGGGATCGTTGAATCCAATGCTGAGTCCATCAATGCTCTTGGTGATTTCCTTGCGGAACTTGCTTACGTCAAATGGTTTGCCCATGTTTTACTCCAATGTAATGAAATTATTTTCTATCAATGAATTCTTGTAGAATAATTGTCTATATTGTAACAGATTATCGTTGAGTTTGTCAAGGTTTGCCAATGGTATATGTCCGCCCACGCACGGCATTTTATGTTGATCGCACCAGATCTGATACTCATACGGGGCTGATATTTTTTTAACTTGTGATACATTTAATTTTAAATTTGTGTATATCTCATTAAAATTATTTGTGTCTGAGTCATCAACTCGATCATCATTTTGCCATTTTTCCCATGTTGATCTGCCAAGATTATTATAGGGAATCGATACATTACAAAAGTCAAATCCCAATATACTTGTGCCAAAATGATTAGGCATTGTGTAATTTGGATTCGTAGTAGTTGCATCCATATCTTCTGTACATTTTTCTATAGCGTGTATTAATTCATTAATGTGTGCTATATCTCTTGGCAATGTAGGATCCGTTAATTTAGAAATATTGGGATAGCGTTGATGAAGTTTAACCCATTGTCTATGTAAATGATTTAAATCATAATGATCACTGGTATCTAAATCAAAATCAAAATCTGTCAAACAAAGACGATCTCGAATAAATTTTTGTATACGACCAAAACAATGTTGTAACTCTTGACTTAGAGAGGCGTACTCAAAGTTTGTCACAGTGTATCGATTAAGAGATTGAGAATTAAGTTTCTCTATAAAATAATCATAAACATCGCGATTCAAAACTTCAAGTTCGATAGCATCACCAGTCTGAGTCCAACAAAGTTTTGGCATACACAAAATAAAGACTTCGTTTGATCACTTAGTTGCTTGACGGCTACGGATCATGGCCAAGATATCCTGTGCGCTCTGGCCACTGGCAGCAGGCTTTGACACTGGAGCCGATGCCACTGGGGTGTCATCTTCCTCATCAAAATTACTAGTGGTAGCAGGTGCAGCAGGTGCTGCTTTGGCTTCTGTCGCAGGAGCGGCGGCCTCGTCACCACCTTTGGCACCACCAGGTGCTTGAACACCAGCAGGACGGAAGTACTGACCCCAACGCTCGGTGTCGTAAGGCTGACCATCTACGCTGGCTTCAAACATCTCTTTGATCACTTTCATTTCCACTTCCGTGGGCTTCTTGGGCAAGAAGGTGCTGAGATCAAACAGGCCATGCTTCTCAACGGCTGCTTGTTCGGCTTCTGTGAGTGCTGACTCTTTGCGAGCCCACTTTGAGCTGTTGTAGTCAGCAAAACCACCTTTGCTGGTTTTGGTGATACGGAAGTCCAGACCACGCATGGTGTCGGTGGGTAATTCTTCCAGTTCTGGATCCATCAATGCGCCCTTGATCAGGGTAAACAGTTGAGGTCCGATGATGAAACGTCGGATGGGATTCTCAGGGCTCTTGTCTTCGCTCAGTGGGTTCTCACGCACAAAGCCTTGGAAGATGTAACTACGCTTCTTCCAATACTTACGACCCATATCCTCCAGACTCTTGTCCTTGAACCAGGTACGCACTTCGGCCAATACAGGGCAGCTCTCACCCCACATTTCCACGCAAGGGACTTGTACCATCACTTGCTTGGATTCCATTTCACCTTTGATGCCATTGAATGGCAAACGGATCATGGCGCGTTCGGCCCAAAAGAATGTGTTTTTTGTGTTTGCGTCCGGAAGGAACCGGAGTGTGGCGCTTTGACCTTCTTCCATATTCCAATGTGCGTAAATCGAGTTATCGCCGCCGCCTTGGTTGGAACCGCCTTTGTTTTCTGATGCTGCCAGTCTTGCTCGGATTTCTGCTAAAGATGCCATAGTATGTTTCTCCTTTGAAAGTTGCCTATGTGTGTTGCCTATCTAAACGATTTAGATGTTTGTGAAGCTGCCTGTGATACCAAACAAAAAAGCGCATACACCATGCTAGTATATGCGCTTCTTGTGCTAGTGTCAAGAGTATTTATGACACATTCACTCAGATTATATTATTTGCCGAGCGCCAATTTCCGTAGTCTTGCTAGATCAAAATCCTGGCTCTCTGTAGTGGGAGTAAGTGTAAGACCAAAATCACCTTCGTACATACCGCACTCTTCTAAACCGTGTTCTGGGCAGTATTCGCCTTCCATGGTCATGTTGCAAGAAGATTCTTCTAGAAACAATGGTTTAGCGATATAACGCTGTACAGCGCCATCATCAGATGGAACATTGCTGCCTCCTAGTGCATTTGCCACCCTATCAGCGGCTGCACCGCCAGCTCCACCTGCTGCGGCAGCACTACCACTTCCTGCTGCCGAACTTGTGCTTCCTGGTAGTGATTTAGCTGCGGCTCCTCCGGCTGCACCGGCTGCTACGGTTTTTCCTCCACCAATTAGTTTTTCGGCACTACGCATAATTACAGGTGCGCTTCGTACCACTGCTGGTACTGCTCTTGCTGCTGCACCCAGTGCCATAGGCACTAACATAGCGATTTCA